CACTGCTGGTGTTAGACCAGTAATATCTTTGTGTCTGAGGTAGCAACGATTAACCTTCGTAGAAGCGTTGTAGGAGACGCTAGAAGGTGTTGCGTAGCAGTCCAGGCATAGTTGAACCACCTGGCCGCTATCAGCTCTCAGAATGGCGTCGTCAGGGGTCTGCGTGAGGTTTGCTTTGACAAGTGTGTATTGACCTGATTGGTACGTGACAATATAGGTATCGTCACTATCTACTGCAAAGAAGTTCACGTTGCCGTGCATCTTCCAGTTGAACCATGTCTGCATCGCTGTCTCTTCACCAACCACATAGGTTCTGAAGAAATAGACATATGGTGTTGTAGGTCCATACATCGTGAAGAATGAGTTCTGAGGAGATGCCACAAGGTCTGTGACAGTATCTGGAACCCATTCAGAGACAATCCTGCCAATATCCAATACGTCTGGATTCTCCTGTTGTCCACGAGTAACCATTGCGTAGATACGGGTATAGCCTGGAGACTTGCTCAGGAATACCATGTTTGCACCTACATCAACAGGATTGATTAGTTCATCATTCTCGTAGTTTGCAATAGCTCTGATAGCTGTTGACTTAGGAGTAAGGATGCCATCATCTGAATACATCAGGAACTGCTGTGCCTTACTAAACAAGACCAAGCCCTGAGCTGCTGGTACTACAGAGTGCAGTACTGCTGGACGAAGGCTGGAGCAGCTAATGTCAACAGGATCATTGTCTGCCTGAGTTAGTGCAGTGACGTGGTAGAAGTTATAGAATTCACCACTTTGACTCATAGACACGTTGTCTTCAGTCAGGAAGCCGAGCCTGTTGTTGTGGAAGAATGCCTGCTGAATCTTCTTGGTTACAAAGCTAGGGTGTTCATTGGTTGTATCATCACCAACTAGGCGCTCTTCCCAAGGAATAGTGCCAAAGGTAAAGGTATTCAGTGCTGTGTTAATCAGCTGGTGTGGCATGGTAGATGCCGTAAGACCGAGGGACACGTTGGGTGCAACGGTCTCTTCCCATTTACCTTTACCTGATGTACCGTTCTCAGCAATGAACTTTGCGTAGTACGTATCTTCTTTGTTGACTGTATTGCTGATCTGTACAACTCTACCGTGTACTGACTCTGCAGGGAGTTGTGCAAAGTTATCAGCTTCATCCTGGAATGCTTTTAGCTCCTCTCCGCTAATACCGCCTTTGGCTGTGATGGTAAATGCAGCGGTGGCTCCACTGATTTCAATGGCACCCTTCAACTTGGTTACTGTTGAACCTGCAGGTTTAATGCTGTTGACATTATTGTAAATGGTTGTCAGTACATCGTCTGCATTTAGTACCTTTGTAGTGGTTGTATTGCTGAGTGAAGGATCCTCAGCATTCTTAGTAGTGAAGTTTGAGGTAGACCCATTGATGGTGACGGAATACTCTGCACCATACTCTGCGCTGAATAACCGAAGAGTTGCTCTCGCTTTTGATGTGAATGACTGATTAGCCTGCGCAGTTACTGTGACAGTGTTATTTACCACAATCGTGGTGTCCTGTACAGTCAGTACCTGGAGGCTATCTTTAGCATTTGATGTTCCGTAGGTTAGGTAACTAGCGCCGTTGTTGGTTACGGTTACTGTAGCCGTCGGATCATTGATATTCCAGATCTTGATATTAGCGCCGTAGATCACACCAATGTATTTCTCTACAGGATCACGGTTGATGTAGAACCACTTACCGTTCTGGAATTCATTTGCGGTAGACGACAGGTTTCCTAACCACTTCGTACCTGGACGCTTTGATAGCCCAAAGGTAGGGTCAGGATAGGAATTGATGGCTTCTCTAAGTTGACCTGGAATCTTCTTGTCATCCGGTTGTTTCGATACTCCACCCAGGAAGTTCTGTATTCTTTGTGTTACTGCAGCCATTAGCGGTACAATGCTTTATAGGGTTCATAACTGTTGTAGTAGTTCTCCCCTCGTGGGTGGCCGAAGAAAGTGTAATCACCTTGATTACATTCGTACTCAAGAGCCATCGCTCGTGTGTATGCTTCACGCTGTTGCAGCATCTGGTATTGGCTACTATCGCCAACAATGCGGCTTGAGACAATACTTGCAGACCTGGCAACAATGTAGTCTTTGATTGGAATAGGCAGATCTACCCAATCGAACAGCCAAACTACATCACATTTGATCTGTTCTGTAAACGTGTAGCTATGAGCAGTTCGATCGTACAGCTTTCCACTCCGACGTACTACGTCTTTATCGCGGTAGTCAGGAGTCAGATCGATCTGTAAGACGTTATTGGGGATCGGGATTTGGTTGTTACTGTCAGGAGTGAATGGGTATTCGTACTCCCGGTTGTATGTCCATCCCTCTGCCTGCACCTCCCGAGACACCTGTAACAGTGTGTCGTATGCAATCGCAACGTCCGGGTTGGTTTGATCGAGAGTGGTGACAGGCGCCTGACCAACTGACGCCAGAATTTCATTAACAGCTTGTAGCTCAGTCTGAGCGTTAGTGGTAGGGAATGGCATAGTTAATATCTATGAATAAAAAAAAGGGGACCACAAGGATCCCCCAGTCATTTAAGAATCAGGCGCGGCTACGGGCAGGAGCATCGCACTCCACACCAGTGTAAGCAAAGCGAAGATTCTTGGTCTCCGAATAGACGCCAGAAGCAGCTACAGCAGAGCCATAGCCTTTCTGAGTCTTAGCAACGGAGTTACGGATAGCAGTGTTACCACCAGACACGCCAGTGGTTGCACCGCTCACACCGCCATTACCGGCGGTAGTTGCGAGGTTAGCCATTAGTTAGATACCTCCGTTATCAAAGGTTCTGCAGCTCGATAGCAGCAGCAGGGTTCAGAGTGCCAGCACCCATAGCCATGCGACCCACAATGATGTCGCCTTGGTACATGGTGCGGACGTCAGAGCCAGTGGTCTGAACTTGAGGACCGATAGCTTCAACCACACCCACAGCATCCTTCTGATAGATCAGACCGCAGTGGTTGGTGAAGTTACCGGAGTAGTCATTGTTCTCACCAGCAACAGCAGCAACAGTACCGGCCAGGAAAGGCAGGTTGTTGGAACGCTTGATGCTGATACCGGCGATCTCATAGAGACCTTCGCCGGAGTTCAGGTTACCCTGATTGTTACCGTAATCACGGTTCAGGATGTTGCTGTCAACTTGGCTCACGAGAGCGTAGTACTGACGAGGAGACAGCACAGCAACGCGACCTTGCTTGGGCAGGTTCTTCTCATCTAGAATCGATGCGGCCTCGAAAAAGGCGTCAACTAGTGCTTGTGCGTTGTACTCGTTACCAGCACCCAGATTGATCTGGCTACCACCCGGCTCAGGACCAGGAGCAGCAGTGATGGGGTGAGCTTCACGAGCGGCCTTAGCGATCTGACGGAAGATCTTCTTGTCATAAGCCTCAGCCAGTGCATGGCCGATCTTTGCAGCGATCTCCGACCTCAGGGAGTAGTGAGCAAGAGTCTCATCAAGGTCATAGACGAACGCGCTGGAAACCAGCAGGTCGTCACAGACAATGGTCTTCTCAGCCACCGGAGGATCCCCTGAACCTAGGATCGGGGTGCCTGGGGTGTGATAGTCCGCCGTCATACGGCCGGTGAAGATGAACTGCATCGACTTGCCGTTCTTCAGAGTACGGCTCTGCACAGTGCCTTTGGCAATGGTGGCAGACTCGTATGCTTTGAACAGTTCGCCGCTAAACAGCTTCAGATAAGTTGCGTACTTAGTGTCATACGCATTTGCACCAGAGGTGCTGGATACCGCTTTATTAAGGGTACCCAATACGGTTTGGGTAGTGTTAGCCACAATAGTTAAGAGAGAGTTGTTTACGTTCTCCCTAAGCGCTTAGAGAATCACATGGTTAGTCATGTGTTCAAAATGTTATATCTGTGTCTGTCTCTCCAGACTGTCATGACTAAAGGTTGTCGGCGTACCGGCCAATAGTCAATAGTGAAGGGAGGGATCGCACCTCCCCATAGCCGCACTAGCGGTTCACAGTTTTCGTGTACTTAACGCCACGATGTTTAGCCATTACCAAGTGGCAGGAGGAATGCGAATGCCAGAGGTGT